TCCATTGTTTTCATTAACAATGTCAGATAATGTCTTTCTTGTGCAACCAGCAGATCCAAATGTCACTGCTAACGCTAAAAATAATACACTTAATTTCTTCATTCTTTTTCTCCTGTTTCCCCAATTGAAACTATGCAAACTATTGCATCTGTATATAGTATAGCAATAAATACACCATAAAATATAGTAAAAAGAGCAAAAACTCTTTGTCAAAGACAATAAAAAAATACTAAAGTATATAGATTTTTACACAAAAAAGGTAAAAAAGGTATAAAAAAAAGCCCCTGACTTTGGACTAATAAGTTAATGGAGCGAGTGATGAGAAAAGATTGAGGGTGTTTTTTGATGCGACAGGCTATGTAAATACTGCTATTTTACTGCATATTCGTGCATCGACAGACCGCGATTTTTTAAAAAAGTTGACCAAAAAGTTGACCACAATAATCACGCATGCAAGCATAAAAAAATAGCCTACCCTCAATTAAGAGAGTAGGCTTTTATAGTTGAAAGTTATTTTAGGTCCTCTTCAGCAGTCTCATTAGGCTCTACTTCTGGTAGACCTGCCAACGATGTGCCAATGGATAAAATCGCAGCTAATGCAGAAGTAGAGCAAACTAACTTCCAGTCAACGCCACCGATTGTTGCAGTTGTTCCGATTGTAGCAACGAATGTTTGTGCAGCTGTTTTCAATGCACGTCTGCCTGCGGCTTTCGCCCATTTGATCCAATAATTTTTGTCTTTCATTTAGATACCCTTTCCCTTCTTTCTTCTACTTGTTTGATTCGTTCGGTTAGAAACGTTACGGATGTTTCTGTTTGAGCGAGTCTGTTTTCCAGAGACATAACGCGGTTGCTTACATCTCTGGTTGTAGCTTTTAAATCCGTGATGCCTTCCTTGACATACGCGATATTTGCATTCATTTTCCCTAACTCTTCGGCTAACTCCTTAGCCTGGTCTTTGTTACCCTTATGAATTGTTGCATTAACACTCCAAATAGTAGCAACTAGACCGCCGAGAGATACTAGCAGGCTAAGATATACAGGATTAATTCCTTCTTGCATGAAGCCACCGCCTATCTAACTCGGATTGTTTTGCCTGGATAAATCAGATCCGGATTAGCAATTCCGTTAACATCTGCTAACCATTGCCAAGAAACACCATTTTCCGCTCCAATTCCAGAAAGCGTGTCACCATCTTGGATTGTGTAATACACTTCATCGCTTGTGTTAGCAACTGGTTCACCACTGACGATGATTTCTTGACCAGCATAAATCTTGTTTGGATCTGCAATGCCGTTAATTTCTGCTAGGTGTTGATAAGTTGTGCCAAACTTAGCCGCAATTCCGGAAAGTGTATCGCCATACTGTGCCACATAAACGTTAGATGATGTTGCAGCTGGTGATTGTGCAGGTGATGGAACATAATCAGTTGGTCTATCAGCTGTTGCACCAGTACGATAAATTGATGGGTCAACAAAGATTACATTTTCGTCTAATGTTCCATAGTTGCTAGTGTATTGCTGGATAGTGCCATATGCAGATGTATCTACTGTATGACTTCCATCGTTGTTACCCCAAGCCGCTACCCACTTATCATATGGATCACATTCAGGCGCTAAATAACCAAGCCAAGAAAGCGATGTATAAATTCCGGTGTAGTATCCAGCAGAAGCAATTACGTCGCAGAATGCACGTGACATAGGCGCAATGTTATCGTGTGTGATAGCCACACCATTATTGACTTTGTAATGGTCTGCGTCTTCCATGTCTAGCCATACACCTAAGCCAATATCCACGCCGCTAATAATGGATAGGAAACGTTGTGCTTCTTCGATTGCCTGTGCTGTGTTTAGCGCATAGGAATAGAAGTATACACCGATTGTGATGCCTAAACGTTGGCACTCTGAAACATGTCGTCTGAATGAATAGTCTTCACGGCTTGCAACACCGGCGCGTAAGATAGCATACTTTCCGGCGTAAGGCGTGAAGTCAAAATTTGGTTGATGTTCAGAAACATCAGGTACGTTATAAATTCTCATTTTTCTTTTCCTCTTTTCTATCTAAAAAGGCACCCTTTCGAGTGCCTTAATAGCAATATTTATTTTTTGTAATCCCAGGCATTGCCGAAACCTGGTTCATTACCTTTGTTTCCATCAATTGTTGAGATAAACACAATTCCTCTAGCGATTGCTAAATCACCTTTGTTGTAGGTTTTCTTTTCATCCCACGGTTTTGCTTCTCGTTCCTTCGTTAAATCATCATACAGTAACGGTGTCTTTTCAGGTGTTTGGCCATCTTTTGATGTATGGTCAGAGACAACTGAATAAGGAACTCCATTGAATACGATACGCTGGCTCTTTTTGTATTTTACATTTGGAATCCAGTCATCCAGGAAAGCAATGTACTTTTTGACCGTTTCAACAGTCGCAGTCTGTAAAATGTCATTCACTAATGGACGTACCTCTTTATAACGATTTGCTTCAATATCTTTTTCTGGAACATCTGTAAGGATAAAAGATAAGGTATAGCCAGTACCAGATTTAGAGAACGTCAGTGGATCCGTGTACATTTTATAAACCGTATTATCTCCATCAAATGAAATGTCATGAATCACACCTACTTCAAAAGAATCGATTAGAGGTTTCAAATTCTCAAAAACTGTTCTATTGAAAGTAACAACGCTTTTATTGTTACTTGGTATCTCTGTAAATTTCTTGTTGTCAATTAACATTAGTCACCCTCCTAAACTGATTTAACAAAAAGCACATCTACACTTGCAGTAATAGGAACACTAGCCCATCCATTAGGATTGTAGACAGTGCAATATGCAACGTTATTTGTAAAGTTGTATAGCGATACAATGCATCTATAGTCAGTGTATGGTTGCAACAGAGCCACTAATTTATATCCAGAAGGAGTAGTAATGTTAATTCTAACGTCTTCCCTATCATTCACCGTTGCATTGAATGTTGATCTAGAACCAGAGCCGTTAAATCTTTTAACGATAAATGTATCATTTCCGCCAATAACCAATCCACCCTTTGCAATAATTTTTCCTGGTACTTCTAAGTTATCTTTTGTGACAATATTCTTTGAGTTTTTAGCTGTAACCGTCACATTAGTAATGGAAATGTTTGTTGCTGTATATGTTCCTAATTCTAAGTAAAAATGCGTGCCACCTAAAATATCTGTATTACTTGCACCAGACGGTATTGTTTGTGCAGTAACAATGCGTATCTTATCAGAATTACCTAAATTAATATCTACATATATTTTAAATTGTGTAGCGTTTCTACCTGCACCCATTGTTGCATTTACATCTTGTTCATCAACCTGAAAATCTCTACCAGCTACAACACCTCTGAATGAAGTGATGTGTAGTTTATTACCACTGATTGTTATATTCGGAATAGAAAACAATCCATCTTCGAATAATTTACTGATTATGTATGCATCATCAGATGCAGTTACATTTGTTCCTGTAGCCCTAATTACTTTGCTCATTGGTTATCCCTCCTAATACTTCTAATGATGCTTGTTAGTGATTTTCTAGCATATCCAAATTTAACTATCTGGATATTATCTCCCTCATTTTCATATCCGGTGCAGATAGAAAAATGTGATGTTCCATTGTTGAATATCTGATACAATTTACCAATTTCAAAAGGCTCTAACACTTTTGATTTTGTATAGAACTTGATTGTGGTTTCCTCGTCATACAAATTCTTATACAGTGTTTCTGTTGCAGTAGATAAAGCCTTTTGTTCAAAACTCTCACCATTTTCAACTTTATACTCTATTGTTTGAACTGCAGTTACGATGGGAGAAATTATTCCATCTGACGTATTCTCGATTGTTCCGGACATGCCATCTGCAGTTGGAATAAAATAGTATTTCTTCTGTACTAATTGGTTTTGTTCAGCTTTTATCTTATCAATGCATACGCACACATTTGGACTTAACTCACTAGAACCGGAATTAATATTGTAGTCAATCAAATCATTTAACGATAAATCAAACTTATATGCTTTAGAATTGTCATTTTGGACACCAATACACTTAATCCAAGCATTCGCCCAGTCTATTGATAAATCAATCCTATATCCTTTATTTCTAAGCAATGATACAAGCACATCTCTTATATTTGTAATCCGTTCATCACCCAGATGCGCTTGAATCTCATTGAATGCATCAATTCCTTTATCATTGCCAAAATAAAAGCGTGGCGATTTACCATCCACGCTTATCATTTGTATTGCACTCTTGATCCAGTTGAAAAGATATCTATTAGTATCATTAAGAGACAATGTATATACATTTGCATCAAGAAGGCTTTCTAAAGGCAGGCACGAAAGTTCAAGATAAGACTCTTTACCAATAGATATATCAGATATTACACCTTCATATATAACACCAGAAGTATTATTAACTCGTACCAACATCCCTTTTTCAAGTTTAAATTCAACCTTTGGTATTTTAATTAATGTTTTCACCATAGAGATATAGTCAACTGCAGGTACGCAATAAAACGCTTCTGAACGACCAATATATTCAACTGTTTGAGTAAAATATATAACGTTATACTGCATTAAATTCCCTCCGGATTACCACAGCACTTTTAACCATATCTCCTGATTCATTAGTCACAAGCATCTTACACTCACCTAAAGGTAATTTTACGAAGTTTTGCATATCAAAGTTGCAATATTGATATGCATTCTTTTTTTCTGATGTTTGACCAATAACGTGCGTAATCTCTGTTTGCCCATCTATTGAATTAATAATCAACTCATCATCAGTAGCTAATTTGATATTACATTGACCGTGTAGAACTTCCTGTTCATTACAGATAATAGTCCATCTAGGATTCAAACACGGCCCAAATATAGTAAGAATAGTAGGCACATTATTTGCTGAAAGATTTTGAATATTAAATGTTCCTATCAAACTTTCAGTATATGAATAGCCGTAATCAAACCCATATATCTTTCCGCCTGTAATATCGCTTCTACCATCTATATAGTGAAATTCTTCATCATACCACTTTGATTTTGCAATGATAGACATAGTGCATTTTAAAGCTCTATCATTATGCTCAATTTCAGATTTTTCTATCTGAACAATATCAGCATCCATCATATACACGCTTCCATTAGGCAATGAATATTCCAACTTACAAGCATTATTATCTTTTGATAAAGCATTTACAAACGCTTGATAGTTTTCGTATACAGCTTGCCTATTATTACCTCTTACTATCAAAATGCCAGAAATAGAACGTTGAGGAATAGTATCTCCAACGCGTACATATGCGTTTCCTAATTTCTCATATGCATAATCTGTATTAAGACCAAGCCCAGAAGGAGATTCAAAAAAGTAAGTGTGATCAAGTCCATCCGTCAAATTGAAAGTGGCGGATGATAAATGGATTTTAAATCTTCTAATTGTCACTAAATCGCCCTCCCAAGTTCTAGATTAATTTGTCTAATCATCTTTTTAACAAGAGTATCTTCATCCATGCCAGGAGAAGCATATACATTAATTGTAATATTTCCATTAGTATGTTTCTTTAACCAATCTGTACCAACGACTGTTTCTGAACCAGCTTCACCCACACCAATGATCGTTGGCTCTGTAAACGTGTATGGTTGATTCATTGCTTTAGCATACCAATCTACGCCTATACTTGGCATGCCATCTTTTAGCCAATCTAACGGATTAATAGAACCACTAATGCTAAAGTGAGGAAGTGGGATATGTGGCCACTTAAATTCAAAACTAAATAAGCCTTTTATAGTATCAATTGCATTAGTGAAAATTGAGGTTACACCTTCCCATAAAGAAGATGCTTTTTTCTTTATGCCATCCCATATTCCTCCGAAGAAATCACCAATACCATTCCATGTAGCAACTAGACCATTCCAAGCATTTACAGCAAAATCGCATATCGCGGTCCATACTTCACCAGCTTTTTCTTTAATCGTATCCCAATTCTTATATAGCGCTATCCCTATTGCTACAACAGCCGCAACAGCCAATATAATACCTCCGATTGTTGCAATCATCGGAAGCATTGCAACATTTAGCGCCGCGGCAAGCCCTGTAAGAGTGCTAACTATGCCAAGTATAGGAGAAATTGCAGCAACCAGTGCAAGCATTGTCAAAATAAAAGTCTGCGTACCTCCATCGAGATTTGCAAACCACTCTATAATTCCTGAAACAGTTTCTACAAGTTTTTCTAGTTTAGGCAATAACTTTTCTGCTAGTGTAGCACCAACTTTTAAAAATGATTGTTGTGCCTTCGCTTTTAATGTGTCTAATCCATCGTTAAATTGGTTAGCAGAATCTAATGCATCTTGAGAAAGTATCAATCCAGCCGCTTGTGCCTCATCACCCAATTGTTTTAGAGATGCGCCGCCATCATCAATTACACCAGCCATATCCATCGCTGATTTACCAAATAGTTGCATCGAAAGAGCATCTCTTTCTGTGCCATTCTCGACTTTTGATAATGCATCAATTACATCAAACCATACATCTGTGGCATTTCTTAGAGTACCATCTTGATTTTTAACAGAAACACCTAGTTTATCAAAAGCATCATTGCCGTTTGCCATGTTTGAAGTAAGCTTCTTAATTGAACCTGACATTGTTTCCATACTTACATCAATCAGATCGCTTGCATACTTCATTTTTTGAAGTTCTTCAGTGCTGAAACCTGTCTGCTTTGCAATTGTATTAATATCATCTGCGGTCTTTCCTGCAGCAATTGTCATTCCAATAAGACCTGCCGCACCTGCTGCAGCCGCTGTAGAAAGTCCTCTTGTCTGTTCGGACATCTTGCCAGTCGCATTTGATACAGACTGTAAAGCTGGCGTTAATGCATTGCCATACTGTTTATTAAGGTTTTTAAGCTCTTCCGTAGTCGAAATGATATCACGTTCAAGAGCTTGCATCTGCTCTCTATTCTTTCCTGTGTCACCCTCTGCTTTTAATTGTGCATAGAGTTTCTTTTCTTCTTCCAGTTTCGTATTAGCAGCACTAATTGATTTCCCTAGTAACTCATGTTTTTGATTTAATAATGTAATATTCCCTGGATCTAGTTTTAGTAATTTATTGACATCCTTCAACTGCTTTTGTGTATCGGCTATCGTTGAATTTGCTTGTTTTAATGATTGTGATAGTTTGGTTGTATTACCCCCTATTTCAATCGTTATACCTCTAATTTTGTCAGCCATACTAACCACCTTCCTAGAATTTGTCTATATCACTCTCGGATGCCATAACATCCCATTCATAATCATCGTTAATCTTCTCTGCCAGCATGTCGTAAATCATGCCTGCATCAAGTTCATCTAACTCATCCATAGATAACCCCAATTCTTTGCAACGTAGCATGAATACTGCTGTACTTATCGGTCTGTTTGTATGGCTTACGCTTTTTTTATTTCGACAGTAGTTCCTAATGATTTAGCCCATAATTCCATAATCTGTGGATAGACAGTTTCATATGGAAAAACTTCATAACTATCCAGCCATTCCCAAACATCATCTGGAATCGATTCATCTGCTTGTTTAGCCATGACATATGCAAAATTTGCAAAGATTTCTAATACATCTGCAGTCATAGTCTGGTCTTTTGCTACACGAATCTTGTTTAAATCCTGTATAAGATCGTGTCCGAACATTTTTCTATAACGGATTGTTGTAGTTGCAGATGCTTTAAATTTTGTTTCTTTTCCACTAATTTCAATAACCTTTTCCATAGTTTCTCCTTTTGCAATTAATACACAAATTAAAACCAATCATCCTTGATCAAATGATTGGCTTTTGTTCATGCATTATCCTGTGATTTCTGTTACTTGTTCAAACCACTTTGTATATACTTCATCGCCTGTTTTCGCAGAGAATTTAACATGTCCGTCGTTAATACGAGGTGGTGCAGAGAATTTTAACTGTACATGATTTGGTTTAATTGTCTTTTCCTTAGTTTCGCCACTTTCTCCATTACGAGAAAATTTAACACGGTATAAAAGTCCACGCTTGCCCTTAACTGTGCTATCACCGCCGATTTCGAATTGCCATAGTAGTGCAACTTCCTTCGTTTGGTCCTTATCCGTTTCAAGAATGCCACCCTTTGTGCCTTTCTTTCTGCCAAATACTTCGGACTCGAATTCCTCTGGCAATGATTCTAATTCAAGCGTGCCAGCATATCCATTATTTACAATGTCGTTATACCAACTTACATTATCTGCAAATTCTTCGATTGTATCACCCTCTGCTTCCATGCTTAATGATACAGCACCTGGCAATTTCTTAACATCGCCATATGTCAGGTGGCCTGTACCATCATCTGTAGCAATCGCATAGTGTACGTTGCTGATGCCATATTTAATCTTACCCATCAATAACTACCTCACTTTCATATAGTACTTCATACATATCTTCTTGATTGATGTATTGTTCTGATTTTTCATACACCAATCCGTTAGCTTTTAATACATTTTCAACTTTCCGCTCTGTATCAAAATCTTTTGTCTTAGTGTATAGTTCGATATTTAAGTTTGTAATGCTTGCATAATTTGTGTTATCTGCGCACTCATCATTACTAGATGGATAATAAAAAAGAATATACGGAAGATTTGGTGCTTTTTCTTCGGGCCACTGATAATATGCACACTTATTAGTTCCTAAGATTCCATTTAGTATGGAAGCAATTTCATCAAATCTCATTTCCCTATTCTCTCCTTTATTCTTTCCACCAGTTCTTCTTGAGTCCAGTCATTTACAATAGCAATATGTTGGAACGCTTTAGTTCTTCCACCATTTGCTTTCGCATGACCAAATTCAAGTAAGTGTGTTAATTGATAATCTGTCTTGTTGTGCACAATTGCTTTAACTTGTGTTCGTTTTGCTTCTTTAGAAGTTGACCAGCCTTTGTTATATCTACCTGTTCTGCGATTGTAACTATTAGCAGATTTCAATCTTTTAGTGGCTTCTTTTGCCACATCTGGAATAATTTCTCCAATTGCTTGGCTCGCTTCATCACCATATTCAGTAAGTAAGCCATTTATTGTAGATGATAAATCATCTGGTAATATTGTTTGCTTACTCATTTCCTTTGCGTTTTTCTGTATATAGTTCTATATGATCATCATCTCGTTCATATGTACGATAGATAGTTAGTCTCTGCCCATGATATATACAGATTTCTTCACCTCTATAATCACCAGCAAAAACAATGAATTGTTTCTGCGGATTCAACCCCATCCTTCTACCGCTGAACCACTCTGTAGAGCTTGTACTAGATACAGAGCAGAAAACATCCCGATGGCTTTCTACAGTTTCAAATACACCCTTATCATTCTTTTCTGATAATTCAGAAACAAGTGTAATTACGTCAGACTTACTCATCGCTCTTCTTCTTTCTAAATCCAGCAACCTTTAATCGTTCCTGGTATAGATTCCACGATTTTTCATCTCCGTTGCCGAACATGCCACGAACATATAAAACAACTAGCTTGCATTCATTCTGGTTATTAACATTGAAATCTATTCCGGTTGCTTCGGCAATATCTTCCTTTGCGGCTTCAATTAGATGATCAATTTCACCACCATCATACGCATCTGTAGTAATACGCAGATTCGTTTTAACATATTGTTTTAACTCCGTATCATTCATAATTACCTCCCACCAACAGAAATAGAAAAAGGAGAAGATATTTCACTTCTCCTTTTAAATCCAAAATTAAACTTTAGCAATAAATGCGCCTGCACCTGCATTACGCATTGTACCCTGTGCACGTGTATATCCAGAGTAGATAATCTTATGTGCCTTAATATCCTTATCTGTTTCAATCATAACAGGCTGTACAACGTTTAATACGAACATCTTTGGATCTAAGATAAAGATTTCGCTACCTGCAGCAGAATCTTCCTTAACTTCTGAACCAAATGTCACACCATCACGGAATACAGGTTGTCCGTTCTTATCCACTAGAGATAATACAGAGCCGAACTTAGTTCCACGTGATGCATATACAACTAGATTGCTACCAGCTGATACCTTTCCAAATGCAGAAATATATGATGCATAATCAAGTGTAGCAGCAACAACCTTATTAGCAGCACAATCAGCCTTAATTTGTGCAAATACATCAGTAGCCAATGCTTCACCTAAATCTGCAGCAATTTCAGCAGCTAAGTAATCTTCCAAAGCGCCCTGTGTCATCTTTGCTTCTGCGTAAGATAATTCAACACTCTTAGAGTAATCATTTCCATTTAATACAACCTTAACGAATGTATTTGTTTCATCAGCATTTGCAGTACCTTCTGTTACCTTCTTAGCCTTACCAGCAGTAATTGCAGTATGCTTTGATACTTCTAAGATAACACCTGTATTCTTAATATCAATGTCTGCCAAGATTGGATGTGCTGTGTGGATATTATCCCAAATCTTATCATCTAACTGTTTTGGTAATGCAACACCATTGTCTGTTGTAATTAATGCAGCACGTTGTTCTGGTGTAGCTTCACCTTTTAAGAATGCATAGAACGCATCACGATATTCCATCATATCTTTTGTAATATTGATTTCCATTTTTCTCTCCTCTGTAGGTAGGACTACTTCCTTACCCTTTCCATTTTCAACTGCTTCAACTTCTGCTCGTTCTTCTTTTTCTTTTTCTTCAAGTTCTTGTTTCTTGAGCATTAGTTCTTTTGTTCGTTCCTCGATTGTGTCCAGTTCATCTCCCAACTCTGCACAACGTGTTTCGCTTGCGGTTTCAACTTCTTTAGAAATTGCAGATGCACGTTCTTGAGTGGCATTTAACTGTTCGAGGACTTCACGTAATTCCTTATTCATTTGAATCCTTTCTAGCCAGTTGCTCTGCTCTAGCCTTTAGCGCTTTTCGTCTTTCTTCTACGAAATCAGCTTTCGCTTTTTTCTGTTCACTCTCCAGTGATGCTTTCACGCTCTCCAGTGATCTAGCATTAATAGAAGTCTGATCATACGCAGGGAATGTAACTGCTGATACTTCAAATACCTTTGAAATACTTGTAATATGTCTGACCGGTTTCTCTGTATCCAGTCCTTCCCATCTCTCTCTGTCAACAGTGAACATAAAAGACATTCCACTACAGTCTTGACGATTAACAGCTGAATATAATTCTCTTGCTCTTGAATTATTTTCTGTATCTAAATCAACTCGAACATGCAATCCATCTTCTTGCACTGATAATTGCATCGTTGAATTTGCGTTATTGTTTCTACTGCGTGCCAATGGCAACTGGTCTGTATCGTGGTTAATTAAAAAACGGACATCCTTTAAGTCCGTTTGATTTAGTGCACCACTATCGATTACCTCTTTACAGAATCCGAAGTCCGTTTCTTTATCGAATACAATCGGTACACCCTCAATAACGTTTCCGTGTTGCTCATCGCTACGTGTTACAACATCACAAAAGAATGAGCGATTTTCTTTTTTATTTTGAATCATTTCCATTTTCTTCATCTTCCTCCGCCTTAATATCAGATTCCTTTACGTAGTTATTTACTGCAATCATGATTTCATCACCACCACGTTCATGTCCTAATGGAGTATATCCAAGCATGCTTCTGTAGTCGTCTCTTGTAAATAATCCAAGTTCCTTTGTAGCACTAATTACATTCACAATTGTGGCCGTTGGTTGATACTTCAAACGAGACATATTAACTTCAATCTCATTGCCAAAGCCGCGTTCTCTTTCTGTATACAGTGCATACGTTAAAGAGTCTGTCAGAAGAATTGCAAATGGTTCTAATCTACCCTCATATACAGCTTCGTATTGGTCTGAAGTAAATTTATTTTGTAGAAATTCTTCGTTTACACCAAAATATGTAAAAATCTTATTCTTAGCTTGATCCATTGTTGCTGAATCAACAATATATGGTTTTGATTCGATGTTCTGATAATCAAATTTTCCATCAACAGCAATTACACCACCGTTATTTTGTGCAGATAGATTATCTTTAATGAACCTTTGCTTTGCTTTCTCAAGATCATCTTCTTTAATAACATTAACGGTCTTTAAAATTCCACGAATAATCGCACTATTTTTAATTCCATTTATGATTCCTTGATTTTGAGCATCAAGCAACTCACATGCTGTATAAAGTGCTGCATTTGCATCACCCATTAAATCATCTCTAATAAAGTGATTTCTAAGATGGATGATACGGTCATATGGAACAGTATACGTACGCGTATAACTCAACTGGAATGAAGCATATAACTTATTATTTAGCTCATACAGTTTAAATGTCTTGTAGTTAATTGGATGTAGTGCTACTAGATATCCTTTTTCGTCATATTCAGGATATATAAATGCATTATTGTTTAAGAAATACATTGCACTTGTTTTATATAAAAAATCGTACATTGTCATGTACGGATTAGGATGCTTTAAAACCTTTGCAATATCAGAAACATAATCAACTGTAGTTGTACCATCCTTATTTGCAATTACAGCTCGCAATGACATCTTTGCAATATTTCTAGCAAGCGCATCTACAGATGCACGAACTAAGTCAATATTTAATGATTGTCCATCAAACGAACGATAACTCCATGCAGTAATGTCGTATGGTTTAAAATCGCTATTATATGTGGACCTAGATCTCTTAAAAATATCAAATAATCCCATTTCTTCTCCTATCCAACTAAATTCAAGTAATCATCACGATACTTTACATATATTACATATGCATTCAGCAAACTAACCATGCCATCAATACGTCTATTTTGTTGTATCTTAACAGGTTGAATTGATTCAATACTTCCCTGCGCTTTAATTCCAGTATTTGATAAACACCATTTAAGCATAGGATTGTTATCATAGTTAATCTCTTTATTTGCAAGTCTTGCACCAAGTTCCTTCATTGGAGCAGTCCAAGTGAAAGGACCCTGTGCAACCTTCTCCATTACAGACTGGCCAAACTCTCCAGCCATTTCGTCAGCCCAATATCCAGCTAACGCTCTATCATATCCCATCTTCCACAAATCAATACCGTACTTGTCGCGCATGTCTTTGTACCATTGTGTTACATCACTGTAATTAACCATATTCCCGTTACATATAGTAAGCAACCCTCTATCAGCCCACACTTGATATGGTGCTTCTTTTGAAGACGTCTTTTCTAAGTAGTCAATTCTTGCTTGTGGTAAAAAATAATGCTGTAAAACATAGATTTTATCATCATCTTTTTTACGGATTAATAGTGTAGCTGCAGTAAGGTCAGTAGTAGCAGATAAATCGCATCCACCAATCGCATATGTGTTAGCAACATCATCCATTGAGAATGTATCATCGCAATCAAGTTGTTCCCAGGATAGCCAAGTCTCTGATGTTACATTCTTTAGATTAAAGTCTTTCGTAAGTACAGTTGCTTTTATCTTAGAATCCACTTTGGCTCTGCTTACCATTTCACGCAGAAATGATTTTGCTTTAATCGTTCCTAATCCTGGATTAGCCTTTGGCCACATTTTTTCATCATCCCACTCTTTGGTGCTATCAAGTTCATAAATGAGTGGTAAAAAGCGTTCATCGTTAGTGTCTTTATTAATGACCTTATCAGCATATTCATAAAGGTCATCATAAATACCTTCTCTGTTAAATCCTGATGTAGTGATAGTAAACAAAATCGGTTGTTTTCTAGCAGACATACCCTGTTTAACTACATCGTAGATATTACGGTCCTTAATAGAATGTAATTCATCGATAATACCACAATGTACATTCAATCCATCTAATGTATTTGAGTCACTTGAAAGTGGCTGGAATACTCCGAAATTAAAATCAGAATACATATCGCTCTTTCGCTTAGCGATATACTTTGATAAATACGGAGATTGTCTGACCATATTCCTAGATTCATTAAATACAATCTTTGCCTGGTCTTTCTTACTTGCAACACAATCTATTTCTGCACCACCTTCGTGGTCTCCTATCATCATGTATAAAGATATTGCTGATAGCAGTACAGATTTTCCATTTTTACGCCCCATAATCCATAGCACTTCGTTGAATCTGCGAACACCATTCTTATCTACAAATCCAAAAATAGCTTGAATAGCAGCCTTCTGAAATAGTCTTAGTTTAATCGGTTCACCAATTGCTCCTTTAGACTGTTTGCAGAATGATTCAATAAAAAAAATAGGTCGTGATGCCCTATCTATATCAAACTTATATTTACTTCTTTTGCTTTTAACATCATTAGCCAGCCCCTGATAAACCTTTTCAATCTTCTTACTAACTACAATCTTTTTATTTTTGATTTCATTCCAGTATTTAAGAATGTAGTTAGTACGATCGTACTCAATCATTTAGTATTAAAGAACTCCATCATTGGATCTACAGTTGCCTTAACACTTTCTTGTTTATCATCAGGCAACAACCCAACAAGCTGTTTGATGATGTTATTGTAGTTTGAAATTAATTTGTTATATACCTGTGATGCACTAGAAGGTTTTCTTCCAGATTGGTTTTCACCATTCTGATACTCTTCAATCCATCCATTAACACGCAAATCATCTTGTAATTCACGCAAAGATATGACCATAAAAGCCGCATTTTGCATCAGATTAGTACATAGTTCTCTCTTCTCATTAGGTATATCTCGGAAAATAACAGTAAGTCTATTAAACTCTTCTGAAATAAGAGTTTCTTTGTCTATCTTCTTCTTTCTTGCCATATCTTTTTCCTTTCTACACGGCTATTAGACTACACCCATCAGCCGCTTTTCGGTTTCAGGTTTAAAAAGGACTGCTCATCGGTCCTCTTAGTTGACGTAATATTTACTACCATGCCCCCTCTATCTCCGTTTTAGATTTCCATACTCATCAAAGTACAATCCATCTTCAACTTGTGGCTTGCCTAAATGTTCTTTTGTATGGCAATCGTGGCAAAGTGCTTCGAGGTTATCCCAGTTCAATGTGATATATGGATCATGTATATTCTTCGGTGATAACCATATCTTATGATGTACATGTTCAGCTGGTGTAATCCTTCCAGCCTGTTCGCATCTATTGCAGTATGGATGTATCGAAAGAAAAGCCTTACGACATTTAATCCATGCTGCAGATCTATAGAATGCTTTACTAAACTCTCTTGCCATATAAACCTCCGGTGCAGGCGAAAAGGGTAGACATCAAGATATAGATGAAAGGAGGATTAATATGCCATGAAAACTTCATGTTGAGTTAAGGTTTAGCTGATGCCTACCCATAGAAAAAGCACACAACCCCAATTTGTGTGCCTTCCTTCACCTACGCGCATAGTACCATATTTTTTCAAGCACAATTGTGCAAAGTTAATACTTTAACAATATGTTCTTAATTTTCCTCTGAACTACTGAATGATCATACCCATGTATATATCCTATTGTTTCAAACGACCTTCCACATTCAAATCGTTCATACAGTAACTCAATTTCTTTATCCGATAATTTTGTTAGAAAGTTTTGAATATCGCTTAGTTCAGTCTCATACATCTTGTATTGCTTTGACAGCATTTCTTCTTCATTCATCAACTCGATGATATTACTTTTATAAATACGTGTACCTCTTTGATATTTCGCTTCTTCTTCCGAACGAATTGACGGTGATCTAACCGAACCATTTAACTCAATAGCAATCTCTTGCAATCTGTCCCAAATATCAACAACTCTATTTGCAGAGTATTTAATTCCTTTTAACTTACCGTCAATATATTTCAGTTTATTATCATTCACCATACTTCACCCTGTTAGCTATTTTCTTATTAACCCACTTCAAGCGATCTTCAAGCACAAAGAGTTGATATGTATTAACCTCTGCATATTCATTTCTTTTATGCAACTCCTTAACTCTTGCGATTTCTTTTTCCAAATCGTATCTTTTTCTATACAACAAAGCTAGTTCAATCTGTTTTTTATCTATCGTCATCATCAATACCTGCTATACGAACCGCAATCATCATAAAGACTCCGAAGAACATACCGCACCCAAATGCTAGAATAGCAACCATCATCATTTATCCTCCGGCATACACAACATAACTGTATCGCCCCAAAAGCTATTGCTGATTAAATCGTCCATAACCTGTTGTGCTACCGCTTTATCTGAATATCTTCCCAACAAGCGATCATCATTGTCTATTGTTGCACGCACTTCATATTTAAGCTTATTGTCTATTTGCTTTTCGATAACATAAAGCTTCTTAATGTTTGGATTGTAATAAATTGTGTCTTTATTTTGTGTTTGAATTGAATACATTTTTATCTCCTTTTTCTTTTCTAAGTACGCAACAG